GGATGTGCTTGGCACCGTCAGGTGAACGAAACTCCTTTTCCTTGAATGAGACAATTCGGCCAACGGCTGAATCCTTCTTATGCATTTCGCGCAGATTGCCACGAGCACGCTGAAAAGCGCGCAGGCTTGCGTCTGCGGTAACAATGTCATTTTGAGTATCAACGTTGTCCAAGGTTGCCCATCCCGAAACGAGACGCTTCTCCTTGTTTACCTTTGAAAACTCAACATCCATGCGGATGTGGTCATCATCAGTAGCCCAACGAGTCTTAGTGAACTGTGTCATAAATAGAGTTTACCATGAAAATATTTTTAAAGCCAAATTGAAAGGAGCACTCACTCATATATATGACGGTTAATCTTAATGTTTACCCAGACAACTGCCGAGTAAATAAAGAATGTAAGGCTGGTAATTCCACCTGTATTCATCCAGTCACCCATGAAATACATGATGGCAATTACCAACCAATGAAGTGATGCCACAAAGGCACCTAGATGCAGGTTGTTGTAACTCGGCTTTAGTGCACCTCGCATGATTACAAGACCTGCGGCAATAGCAATGCAACCCCAAACGAATTCAGAGAAAATGGCTGCCATGGCTGAGTAAAGAGGGGCGGTAGTGAACACTGTCCAAAATGGATTGGCAAGCCACAACCCCCACACAACGGTATATGTGCCGAGGATGATGATGACTGTTGGGTTAATCGGGCGCAGTAACGACTGAACGACCCTTTCTTTTTTAGTCATAGTTCTCCTTTCTTATCAGCCGGTGGCGCGACCATCCCCCTTGGGCTGGCGAGCCTCGCCTGCTGAGTCACTTGCCCCCGCTGAACGCTCGGCATCACGCTGACGAGTCGCATTTGCTTCCGCCGTCTGCTGCGCAATCTTATCCTTTGCGTTCAGGTCCACACGCTCGTCACCACCAGATAGAGTAGACATACCGTCTCTGGCACGAACCTCGTTCGGCAACCAAATGCCGTTCTTAACCATACGCTCATCAATCTGTGATTGCGTATTTGCGTCGGTCAAAGTCATTTCGTTCAACTTCAATTCGAATGCATTAGTGAACTCCTTCACAATGCGATTCAACTTCTTTTCTAAAATCTTCTGCTCTGGCTGGCAGACCTGTTCCTTGAATGTCTTGTCAGCATCACGAGCAATTGCTAGGCTTGCGCCATCGGCAGTAGATACCTTTGAAATCGGCACGCGGTGAGCCATGAGAATTTCATTGCGATTGTTCTTTCCATAATCCTTGAAAGAAGAATCCTGATTAGATGCTTCTACTGCTTCGATATCAAACTCTACCTTGTTGTTACCGTCGTCGGATGGCAGAGGAATAAATAGGCTTCGGTGATTCTGTCCCTTTAGTCCAGTCTCAAAGAATGATAGCAAATCCTGCTGTGCTGCTGCACCTAGGTTTGCACCCTTGAGTGTGATTAGATACCTCGGTACCGCCTTGTTTTCAAAATACTCTAGATTGTATCTGGAGGCAAATTCGTTACCCGTGATTGCCTGCATAGCCGCCGCAACATCAGGCACACCGTAATAGGTGTTGCCCGGAGCATAGCGCTTGATGTGTAGAATCTCATTGGTCTTGCCTGTAGAGATTGGGTTGCGTGTTTTATCGTCTCCGAAGTTACGGAAGAACTCTGCTTTGCGTCCAGCAATCTGAACGAAGCCGTCACGCTCACGACGAATACGAATGGTTTGGCCCGGGATGTGTCCAACATAACCGATGGTGCCATCCTTCTTACGAGCAATTTCAATGTAACCATTACCCATAGACTCGTAGTCTCGCCATACCTTGATGAGAACCTCTGTGAATGTTTCCTCTTCATTTAGGTTCTCAAGGATTTCGAATAGGTCTTCTCTACCCTCTTCCACCTGCGCGCGCACGCGCTTCAACTTTGATTCGTCAGTCAACTTCTCCAGCCTGCGCTTAGTAGCGGTGGAATCAACCAACTTAAAACCAAGACCAACAATGTTGGCTACCTTCGCGTTAACAGCAGAGTAGTGGGCTGGAGACATTAGATAGATTTCTGCGAAACTCTCAGGGTTGTATGGTGGAGACACAACCTTAAACGCATCGTAGCCACTGATTTCCCTCTCGTCGTCAATCTGTCTAGATGATGTTCCATCTACCCCGCGATTGTACTTCTTAAGTTCATTGGTTACCTTGCGCTTGAAATTCGGCTGGGTTCCAGCCAGAGACTTTGTCTCTTCGGCACTCATAGCAAATGGGTCTGTGATTGTCTTTGCAAGTTCAATCTTGTTAAGGCCATACACGGAATCAATTACAGGAATGTCATCTTGTTCTGCCATCTTGGCAATTCTCTCAACCATTATTATTCTTCAACGCCCTTGCTTCCTCGCGAATAGCGCCCACGTCAAGTGGGTCAGGCACCAAGCCTGCTGCTTCACGGGCCAACTGGTGTTCAAGTTCTTCATCAGTAATTGGTCGCTTACCAGACCAGAATACACACTTGCCACCCTCATAAACACCGTAGTGTTTTGCTGCATTGGTCAGTGCTTCTCGTGCCGCTTGGTTGTCCTCTGTGGTGAATACGTGCATGACGTTTCCATCATCATCGCCCGCAAACTCTCCGTCGGCTAGTTGCCATACGAGCATTCCCCAAGGCACTTCCTTGACGACTTCTCTGTTAGTTGTTTTTAATGACATAATGGCATATTACCATGAAAAGATTGTTATTGCAAAATTTGATAGTTTTGCATACCCAAATTCTCTCTCAAGAGGCAGTAATCTCCCAGTCGTGTGCATAAATGATGGCCGGGGTAGTTGGTTCTGATACAATAATATCGCTACCATCATCTACCACCATGTAATTGTTACCGGTATAGAGAGCATAAATTTGGGCAATCTGTGGCGCTGTCAGAGCGGTATCGTAAATAGCAACCCTTCCGACAGTGATATCACCACCGAAGTTGAAGGTGGACACATTGGCTGGCAGCACATAATGCATCAATGTCCAGTCTCCAATATTCGTCGTACCGCCAGCGTAGACTGCTCCATTACTATAAACAGAAGTCGCAGACCATGAGGTAGTAAAGGAATTGGCCACATTGCGCTTGACCCACATCTCAATGGTACGCGCCTCCAGCGGCTCATCCGTTGGGTCTGCGCCCACCGTAATTGTTCCGCCCATCATTGCCGTGCCCCAATCTTCTCGAAGCCTCAGAGGCTCCTGCTCGGCCATAGTGACTACCGGATTGGTCCATGTGACAGGTCGTCCGTCTGGTGGAGTGATGCTACTTGCTGTATATGCATTGAAACGCAGTGTATCAAGATAAGCATTCGTTACCCCGGCATTGAAGGTGGCCCTGATGTATAGTTCCTTGTTTGCAGGGTTAAGTCCGGTAAGCATATTAATTGGGTATGCTCTCGTCACTGACTCCCATGACGTTCCGTCGATACTTACCTCAATACTTACATTTTCACCGTCCCAATCCATGTTGGCTGAGTCGATGGTAGTGGCTACGCCACCTGAGTAAAGACTGATAGAGTCCTTCCACGTACCGGCTAGTGTGACACCATCTGCCATAGAGGCCACCAATTGTTCATTGTCCACTGATGTTGATACTAGTTCAGCATTTCTCCAGTCATCGGCAGTTGTCCATAATCCTGTTACAGCGACTGGTCGTACATCTTGAGACACCTTAATAATTTCGCCACCAAACATCTTTGGAATATTGCTGTCGGTTCTGATTTGGTTGGCATTATAGATGTTTACAATCTCATCTGGCAATAGCGCGCGAGTATATACCCCAAGACCATTGACCATTACTCCCTGAGAGGAGGTGGTCAATCCGGAGTAAAGATTGGTATTGGGTGCGTCGTACACATCGGCCTGCTGTTCTTCTGTAATAGCCACCTCGGCTACACGCTCACCGTTGACGAATAGAGAGTTCTTTGTCTTTGTATGAACTCCTACAACATCCACTAATTGTGGAATCTGCATATCATAGGTGCACTTGGCCTCGCCAGTATTGACATACTTTGTTGAGAAAGAAACCTTGGTGCCATTAATGGTTAGACCATCATACTTTCCTTGATTAGATAGAATCTGCTGGTCGCCCTCTGAGGCTAGGAGAAGGGACGTAGAGTTGTGCGCGGCTCCAGCCCACGTCGCACCAATAGAGTCCCCATCGAAATACCCTACGTCAGGTCCTTCCACAAAAGCCATTGCATCAGCCCACATTTCCTCTCCGACAGGAATATTTCCTCCTGCTGTTGCCTTGCCATAGGAAATTCCATAAACCTTAACTGCTCCCACTGGAGCCGTCGCCGTCTGAACCACCCTCGTCCACACCCCCGGAGTCAGCGTTACTAGGGGCGCATATGAGTTTGGAAAGTTAGTATCCTCTGGCGTTCTGAATACCATGCCGATAGTTGCGTCCCTACCTGCCGTTTCCGTATAAAACCAAGCAGAAATAGTATATTCCTTGCCAGCAGTTACCGGAGTGTTGAACGTTCCGTCCAGTAGATTATACGTAGACAAAACATTTCCTGTTGTGACAAGGACAGTGCTCTTGTATGAAGACGTACCAACCTTGCTCTTAGTCGAGTCCCTAGAGCCAGCGTGATATGTTCCATTATTAGCGGACCAAGAGCCGATACCGGTTTCTACAGAAGGGTTTCTCATTCTGTTGGCTGTCGAGACGCCGGGGATACTGCGAGAAACTGAGCCATTGGTTGTTCCTGCCCATTCATACCCCGGGGTAGCGCCATCAAAAAATGACACATCATCACTTTCGGTAATTACTACAGCCGTCATATCCAAAGTTTCGCCAACCACTCTAGCAGGAGTTTGGCTATAAGTCAGTACGGCAACCTTAGTGGCTCCTGCTGGAACCACTAAAGGCGCGCTGGAATAAATCTGCCAAGCGTTAGCCGGAGCGGGAACATTCTCGGCCACCGCATTAGAAATGAGAGTGGAATTCTCTGTATAGAACTGCACGAAAATAATATGCGTTCTTGCAACGCTGTTCCTGAACTGCCATGAGGCACGAATGGTGCTTCCCTCCTTAACCGTACTGTAGCCAGACGAGAGTCCGTAGTAAATTCCGTTACTCGCGCCATTCGTAGATGCTGTGGCCCATGTGTATCTAGCGAATGTATTTACAGGGCCACCAGCCACAGTTGTCGTAGAGC